CCACACCGGCCACCAGTCGGCCGCGGCGTCGGCCGGGCGCCCCGGCATCGCGTACTGGGCCCGCTGCGCGACCGTCGCCACGCGGAGCACGGAGACGTGGTCGGCGTCGCGGTCCTCCAGGGCGGCGAGCCCGTCGTGGGTCCCGAGCGCGGCCGGCGCGTCGCCCGTCACGAGCGGCGAGGCCGAGCCCTGGAGCTCCCCGCGCATGGGCTGGGTCCACACCGTCCACGTCACGCCGAAACCGTTCGGCCCGGTGATCCGGACGTGCCAGTCGGCCGGGTCGAAGTCGTCGCCGAAATAGCCGTCGAGGAGCCCGTCGGGGTCGTCGAACCGGTAGTCCGCGCTGTGGGCGATGAGCCCGCCCCCGAACGCGGCGGACACGTCGCCGAACGGGACCTCCGGGCGGGCCGTGAGCCGGAGGGCGGCCGGCGAGGGCGGGGCCCCCGCCGCCGGCCCGTAGACCGTCACGGCGTAGGCCCCGTAGCGGCCCCTCGTGTAGGAGGCCGTGAGGTAGGGGGCGACGGAGGCGGGGACGGCCATCAGAGCCCGGGGCTGGTGCCGCGGCGGCGGGCCACTTGGCCCTCGCCTTCCTTGACGACGGCGTAGAGCCCCTGCGGCCCGGCCATGACCTGGACGTTCACGGGGGTCGGGTTCACCGTGGGGCCGCCGACGTTGACGACCGGGGCGGAGGCCCCTTGGCGCGCCCCCGCGGTGTTCCCGTAGCCGATGGCGAGCCCGGCCGCGACCGTCGAGGCGCCGCCCGGACTGCGCGCGGGGCGGGCCCGCCCGGTCGACGCGCCCGCCCCGCCCGAGTCGCCGGGAGACGTGGACCGGATCCGGGCGACGTTGGCGAGGCCGGACGCGACCATCCCGGCCGCGAGGATCGGGCCGAGGACGGGGCCGCCCTCCGCCAGGGCCCTGTTCGCCGCCACGTAGGTCGAGACGATGGCCTCGGCGATGGCGAGCCCCTTGGACACCTCGAACATGGCGCCGCCCTGCTTCCCCGCCTCGGCGAACAGCCCGCTGAGCGCGCCGAGTGTGAAGCCGATGGCGTCGCCGTAGTTGTTCGCGATGTCCGCGAGGCTCACGGCCGTCTGGTCCGCCGTCCTCGTCGCCACCACGCCCACGTCCTCGACGGCCTCCCGCAACATGGCCGCCTCGTCGAACGCGGCCATGACCTCGTCCCGCCCGCGGGCGTCGCCCACCCCCCGGCCCGACGCGCTCCCGCTCGCCGAGAACGCCGAGGCCGCCGCCTGGATCTTCCGCTGGTTCTGGAGCCGCTCGAACGCCGCGGCCTCCGTCGCCGTCAGGGCCCCGTAGCCCCGCCGGAACGCCTCGCGCCGCTCGTCGAACGCGAGGTCGATCTCGGCGATCTCGCGGGCGAGCCCCTCCCGCATCGCCTCGATCTGTAACTGCCGGTTGTCGAACTCGCGGTCCTGTGCCTCCCGGCGCTGCTGCTCGGCCTTCTCGGCCGCCTTCTCACGGGCCTTCGCGGCCCAGTCGGACCCGTCCTCTATCGCCCCGATAAGATCGTTGAGCAGGTCGTCCGCCAGGAGCCCCGGGTCGGGGAGGTCGTCGAGCCCGTCGGCGAACGCCTCGAACTCCTCCGACAGCGCGGCCGTCGTCGCGGCGATCCCCGACTCCCCCGACTTCAGGGCGTCGAGCTCGAACCGGACCTTCTCGATCTCCCCCCCGATCCGACGGAACAGGGCCTCGGCGTCCTCGGCCGCCTTCGGGTCCCCGAACACGCCCTCGAACACCTTGTCGGCAAACGCGACGGCCTTCGCCAAGTAGAGCGACGCGAGCTCGACCTGCTTCATCTGCTGGAGCGTCCCGTCGAGCTGCTCGATGAGGTACCCGAACCCGCTCGCGCGGGTGCCCCCGAGGCTGTTGACGGACTCGCCCAGGAAGCTGAACGACCGGACGACGCGGACGCCCGCCTTCGCCACCTCGGTCAGGGCGCCGACCGTGTAGAGGACCCCGCGGGCGAGCCGGTCGGCGAAGCTCTTTGCGGCCTCGTCGTTCTGCCGGATGAGGCCGGCGACCGTCTTGAGGACGTAGTTGAACGTCACCGTGTTCAGCCGCGCGAACCGCTCCTCCTGCTCGCGGACCTCGGCCGAGAGCCGCCGGGCCGTGTTCGCCGTGCTGTCCTGCGTCCGCCCCAAGTCCCCGACGGCCACGCCGGCCTTCTCGGTGATGAGCTCGAGCGTGGCCGCCGCCTTCCCCTGGTCCGTGAGCGCGTCGGCGTGCCCTTCGGCCGCCCGCTCGGCCTGCCGCTGCTTGACGTCGGCCTCCGAGAGCACGATCCCGAGGGTCTTTAGCGCCTCGCGCTCGCCGGTCAGCGCAGACGTGAGGGCCTGCATCACCTGCTCGGCGCCCCCCGACACGTTCGAGAACGAGGTGATGTCGGCCGAGAGCTCGATCATCTCGGCGGCGAGGTCGGCGGACGCCGCCTGCCCCATCCCCATCCCTTGGGCGACCGCGCCGGCCGTCGCGGTCAGCCCCCGGATCTCCGTTTGCGTGAGACCCGCCCGGTTCGCAAGATCGCGGAGCCGGGCGTCGAGGGCTTCGGTGGCGGGCCCGAACACGGTGGCGAACTTGCTCGCGGTCTCCTCGGCGGCCGTCCCGAGGTCGAACAGCCGCTGCGTGTACACGCCGATCCGCCGGAGCGTCTCGACGGCGAACGCGGCGACGAACGCTTTCTTGAGCGTCGACATGGACCCCGACGCCCCCTCGGCCTGCCGGCCGAGCTTGTCTAAGTCCTTCGCCGCTACCGTGGCCTGCCCGGTCTCGGCGTCGAAAACGATGGGGATGACGACGCGGTCGGCCATGTCAGTTCAGGGCCCCCGGCTGCCGGCTCATGTACTCTCTGAAGGCCCGCATCGAGCCCTCGGCCCCCGACTGCATCACGACGACCCACAGGGGCAGGTCCCACGCCGCCGCGAGCGTCGGGAGGTCCATCGCCCCGGCCATCGTCTCCGGCGGGGGCGGGTCGCCGAACCCGTCGGCGCTACCGGCGAACCCGTTCCACCGACTGACCTCCTTGGCACGCCGGGCCCCGAGCGCGTACTGCCGCTCGGCCTCCGCCCGCCACCGGCCGTACACGTCGGCCACGTCGGTCTCGACCGTCTTTCCCGGCCGCCCCACGCACACGGCGCCCACGAACGCCGCCAGGCCGAGCGGCGGGACCGTGAGCAGGTCGCACACGTCCGACGCGCCCGTGAGCCCGAGGGCCGCACGGGCGGTCAGATAGCGGCCGAGCGTGACCTCGGCGAGGGGCAGGGCCGACACGCTACGGGAGCGTCACGGCGGCGGTCAGGACGCGGTGGAAGTCCTGGGGGACGTCGCCGTCGGCGTGGAAGGCGTAGTAGACCCGGGCCCGGGCCTCCTCGTCGGTCACCTCCATCGGGTGGGCCGCGAACGGGCTCACCTTGAACTCGTCGGCCCGCGTGTTCGACTTGTTCGTGATGTAGAGGTACCCCGTCGTCGGGGGCGAGGCGTCGCGGGCCGCGACGAGCGCGGCGTCGACGGCGTCCCCGTAGGTCACAACCACGGGGCTCTTCGACGCCCCGACGGCCACGCGGAGCCCGAAGGCGTCGGCGGTGGCGACGTCGAGCGTCCCGAGGTCCCCGCCGGGCGCGAGGGGCCCGAGGTCGGTGGCGCCCGAGAGGTCGAGCGCGTCGGTGACGACGTTGAGTTGGGTCGCACTCCACACGGCGTGCTTGGCGTTGACGTATCCGGCGGGCATGGCTGTAGGGGTAGGGGACGCGACGGGGGGTCACGCCAGGGTGATCGAGAACGTGACTTCGTGGAGGTCGTCGGGGTTTTTTTCGTCGGGCCGGACGTTGTAGCGGACGGCCACGTCGGACGGCCGCCCGAGCGCGAACTCGTCGCCGGCCGCGCTCGTCACGGCGTCCTGCCGGCGGAGCGCCCACAGGACGCCGGGCGGAACAGTCCAGGCGGACCCGTCCCACACGCCCTCGCCCTCGGCGACGGCCCGGAAGGCCGCGGCCTTGGCGTCGACCTCGGCGGCCGTCTGGGGCCCGTCCGTGCGGCCCCACCCGGTCCCGTAGTAGAGCGTGACCGTGAACACGAACGCTTCCGCGTTGGGGTCGTAGCCGGGCGCCGTGCCCGTCCACGCGACGTCGGCGTGACGGGCCGGGTCGCCCATGATGGCGAGCCGGGTAGCCCGCTCGTGGGCGGCCCCCCCGATCTCGGCGAGGGACAGCGCCGTCGCCACCGTCCAGTTGCCGCGGTGGAGCGCGAGGGTCTCGGTCACGAGCCCGACGAGCGCGGCCTGCCGGGGCTCCAAGCCCGGCGCGCGGCCGGGCCCGGCGGGGCGGACGAGTTGGGAGGTGTCGAGGTAGGTCATACCTGCAACGCCCTCCGCGTGGCGGCCCGGACGCGCTTCCGCGCGAGCGAGACGATCTGGTCTTTCGAGGCGTCGAGGCCGGGCCGGAGGAACGAGAGGTCCCGGCCGCTCTTGGCCGTCCGGCCCTCGTTGTAGCCCCCCTTCGCCACGGAGAGCAGGACCCCCTTCGTGAGCGTGACGGTCCGGCCGGAGGTCGTGACGGTCTCGATGGCGCCGGACCGCCCGTGCGGACCGCGGACGGCCTTGGCGAGCGTGCCCGTTAGGATCCGGATGGGGCCCCGGTCGGTGGGGGAGCGGCGCCCTCCGCCCTTCGCGTCGCGCATGAACGTCCCGATAGACGAGGACGCCCACACCTTGGCGCCCGAGCGGGCGACGGCCTCGAGCGTGCCCGAGAGCGAGCCCTCGCCGGTCCCCGACGCGAACGCGCGGAGCCGGCGGGCCATGATCTGGGGGGACACGTCAGCCATCGGACTCCGCCTCCGGGGGGTCCATGCGGACCGATAGCGTCAGGCGGGCGAGGGCCGCCCGCCCGCCCTGCGTGATCTCGACAGGCGCGGCGTCAGCCACGACCACGCGCTCCCCGCCCGGCGTGATCAGCCAGAACCGGCCCTTGTCGTATACCAACCGGGGAATGAGTGATAGGTCGGCCATTACAAGCGGGGGACGCGGTGGCGGGCGAGCGGGCGGAACACGGCCTCGAGGTGGTCGAACCGGGGCGCCGAGGTCGTCGTCTGGTTCTGGCCCCAGTCCTGCGTCCGGCTCGACTGACCGAGCGCGCCCGAGGTCGAGACCGACGCCTGCACGGCGGCCCCCTGCGCGAGAGCGACCTCGACGGCGAGCGGGCAGACGGGCGCGGCGGCGAACTCGGCCGCCGTGACCACGTCGTCGCCGGTCAATGCGAGCGCCGCGTTCACGTCGTCGAGGTCCATGTCCCGACGGACCCACCCGGCGAAGTAGTCGAACCGCCCGCCCGTCGGGGCCGTCGTGTAGCTCAGCCGACCGGCCGCCCCCGTGACCCCGGCCGTCCGGACGAACGCGACCGGCCGGTCCGTCGTGTACACCCCGTACGTCCGGGCGTCGGCGTCGTAGTGGGCCGCGTAGGGGCCGGCGTACTGGACGACCGGGTGCAAGAACGGGTCGTAGCCGAGGAACGCCGCGAGCGCTTCTTGGGCGGCCCCCACGCACGCCTCGGCGAACACCCGGTCCTTGAGGAGCGAGGCGCTCTGTTCGGCCGGGAGCAGCTCTTTGAGCCGGTCCCAGTCGAGGAGGAGCGTGGGGGTCGTGAACGTCATCTAGGACTTCTTCCGGCGCTTGGGCGCGGCCTTCTTCGGGGCCGGCTCCTCGGGCTCCTCGACGGGGGCGAACAGGCCGGACCGGACCTCGACGGACTCGGGGTCGAGGTCGTCGCGGGTGTCGCCCCGGCGGACGCCGAGGCCGGCGTGGTTCGTGGTGGCGCGGTAGGTCATGGCGACGGGGGCGGGACACAAATGGGCGCGGCAACCGGAGCCGCCGCGCCCATCGGCGAGAGCGAGACGGGCCTACTGGGCGATGGGCCCGGACTCGGGGTGCGAGAGCAGGCAGAGCCCGGAGATCGTCGCGCCCGAGGTCGTCCCCGACGAGACGAGCTGGAGGCGGACGTACCGCTTCTTCCCGGTGTAGCCGATGGTCCGGACCTCGTTGTCGGCGTCGACCGCGGCGCCGGCCTCGGTCCCGATGAGGTACGTGTCGGCGACGGCCGCGGCGTCCGAGAGGTCGGCCGCGTCGCCGTCCTGGATGACGGGGACGTAGCTCCCGTCCGTGAAGGCGGCGGCGTGGACCGTGAACGTCACGCCGCGGAAGCCGCGCCGGTCAACGATGGCGCCGGACGTGGTCGTGTTCGAACTGACGGCCGCCGAGAAGGCGTCTTTTACCGACAGGCTGGAGGTGAGGTCTTTGGTTCCGAAGCCCATGGAGGGGGGTGTCTGTGCGCGGGGCGCGGGGGAGGGCGTCAGCCCGGGGTCACTTGGGGAGGTCGCCGCCGGCCTGCCACGCCTTTGCGGCCTCCTCGCCCTGCACCTTGCCCACCTCCTCACCGTCCTCGGTGAGCGTGAACCAGGAGCCGTTCTTGGAGATGCGGCGGTCCGGGGCCGACTTCGCGTTGTCGGCCTTGGGGTCGTTGGCGGACGGGCCGTCGGGGTCGGCGGCCGGGTCCGGCGGCGTGCCCGGCGTGGCGCTCACGACGACGTCGACCTCGGGGTCGGCCCCCGGCGGGAGCGGCGCGCGGACGCCCGCGGCCCGCATCGGGCGCGTCTGATAGACGCCCTCGCCCAAGTGGTCGAACTCGCCGGCCGGGGCCGTGACGGGGCGCCCGGCCCGGTAGCTGTAGCGCGTGCCGGACTTGCCGACCGTGGCGCCGTTGCCGTTGAAGGTGTACTCGATGTCTGCCATGTCAGGAAGGGGATGGGGCCGGATGGGTCCCGGGGCCGCGGAGGGCCCGGGGAGGGGGCCTAGGACGCGGCGGTCTTGAGGATCACGTAGGCGTCGGGCTGGGGGTGCCCGATGGCGACGCGCTCGGTGACCTTGGCGATGACGGCGTCCTGCTGGAGCGCGTTGAGCGTCACGTTCCCGGACCCGTCGTTGAGCACGCCCACGTCGGTCGTCTCGACGGTCATCCCGCGGCGGACGCCGAACAGGCTCCGCGAGAAGTCGCCGAAGGCCCCGAACGCCGTCCCGGCCCCGTCGGTGGGGAAGAACTCGTCCTCGATGCCTTCGGGGTCGGCGACCGGGTAGCCCAAGAGCCGCGAGATCCCGACGTCGCTGTTGGGGTCGAGCAGGATGAAGTTGTTGGCCTCGTTGTTGCGCTTGAGCGTGACGAGCGCCGTCACGGCCGACTCGCTGAGGAGCCAGCGGGCCCCGCGGCGGCGGGCCTTCGACAGCGTGTTCTTCGCCGCGATCGCGTCCTCGATGTTGAACGCCGTCCGGCTCGTGTCGCCCGAGCCGAGCGTGTAGATGCTGGCCCCGTCGGCGGCCCCGAGGTCGAGGACCCCGCGGAACCCGCCGTACGCCGAGGTCCCGTCGCCCTTGATCCCGGCGAGGCTCTCCTTCTCGGCCATCGCCTCGCCCATGAGCTGGATGTAGGTCGGCAGGAGCGCGACGAGCGCGTCCTCCTGCAACTCCTTCGACCACGACGTGATGCCGGCCAGCTTCGAGGTCGAGAGCCCGCCGTCGCCGAACGTCATGTCCGACGCCGTGATCCGCTCGAGCTCGCCGTACCAGGCGGCGACCGGCTTGGTCCCGATCTTCTTCCACTCCAGCGTGTCGGAGGTCATGTTGACCGTCCGGAAGAGCGACCGGACGTAGCCGTACTCCTCGATGTAGACGAGGAGCCCGGCGAGCATGGGCTCGGGGACGAGGTACCCGCCCGCCGTGTCGGTCAGCGTCGACATGGTCCGCTCGCTGCGGGGGACGAGGGGGGTCTGGGCGACCCGCTCGTCCTGGGGGACGGCGCGGAGCTGGTGGAGCGCGTCCTCGTAGTTGTCGAGCACGTCGAACGCGCGTGCGCGGGCGTTGAGGTCGCGCACGCGGGTTTCGAGGATCCGCCGGGCCTCATCCTGCTCGGCGCGGGCCTGGGCGGGCGTCACGTTCAGCGTCTCCTCGGCGAGCTCGGCGAGGGTCCGGACCCCCTGCTCCTGCAAGTGGCGCTCGCGGCTGCCGGCCTGGATGTGGCCGAGGATGAACCGGGCGGCCCGGCGCTGCCACCGGGTGCCCCGGTCCTCGCCGACGGTCACGTCCGGCGCCTCGGGCGCGTTGAGGACGGGGGCCCCGGCCCGCGTCTCGGCGGGGGCCTCGGGCTCGGTCTCGGCCTGCATGGCGAGCGCGCGCTGGACGGCGGCGTCGAGGACCGCGGGGTCGATGTCGAGGTTCGGAGCGTTCTGCTCGGTCGTCGGGGTGTCGGGCATGGGGTCAGGCGCGACCGAGCGCGCGTTGGGTGGCGGTGTTCTTGGCGGCGCGGGCCGCGTGGGCGATCTGCACGGCGAGCGCCGCGTAGTCGTCGGGGGTGGCCGCGCGGGGCGCGACGGGTTCGGGGGCCGGGGGCTCGACCGGCTCAGCGGTGATGGCGCGGGCGAGGGCGTCGCCGTCGACGGTGATCGCTACCTCGGGCGCCTCCACTTCGACGGTCGAGGGCATCGCTTCGCGGACGGCCTCCTCGACGATCCGGCGGACCATCGCCTCCAGCGTCTCGGCGCCGTCGGCCCGCTGCGTCACGAGGGCGTCGGCGTCGGAGGGCACGCCGACGGGCGAGAACTCGAACATCTCGGACCGGCGGATCACCCACGTCTCGCGGCCGTCGCGGGTCTCCCACCCGGCGTCGTGCGTGCGCCAGCCGAACGAGACGGCGTGGATGAACCCGCGCTTGACCTTCGAGGCGATGCGCTGGGCGAACTCGTCCTCCTCGTCCCAGACCACGTCGGCCTCCCACCCGTTCTCGACGCGGCGGAGGTTCTCGGCCCGGCCGATCGGGACGGTCCCGGCGGCCTCCATCCCGTGGGACCAGAGGACGACCGGGTTCCGGAGGTAGTTCGTGATGTCGACGCCGTCGGGCTCGACGATCATGCCGTCCCGCGCGAGCGAGCCGGTCATGAACGTGAACGTGGAGCGCGAGCCGTCCTCGGTGGTCGTGACCTCGGCGGGCAGGAGGCTCCGGCACGTCTCGCCTACGGCGGGCAGGGCCGCGCGCTGTTCGGCGGTGAGGGTCGGGGCGTCGGGCATCCGGCGGTCTGTCTGGGGGGAGACAGACTGAGGATCCCGATTGCGGGGGCGCCCGTGCGTACCGTCGCGCGTACCGTTCGTCGTACCGAGGGCTCTAGTCGTGCCCCTTGGCGATCCGCAGGATCTGCCGCTGCCCGATCGGCGCCCACCCGTCCGACTCGACGCGCCCGGCGATCTCGTCCTCTAGCTGAGACAGCGTGACGCCCCGCCCGAGGCCGTCGACCCGCCGGGCGTACTCGGCCACGATCCAGGCGTCCCGCTCCGAGAGCGACCGGGCCGCCGTGACCGGGAGCACCGTGCACCGGCAGTTCGGCTCGGATGGGTAGGCCAGCCCGTTCGAGAACACCGACCGGACCGGGACCTGCTCGCCGTCCAAGGCGTCGTGCTCGGGACGCACCCGGGCGTCCCGCTCCGACAGCCACCGCTTCTCCTCGACGCCGGCCTCGGCGAACGCCTCGACCTGTCCGGCCTCGAACGCCCCGTGCCCGGCCGTCCGCGCGATCCGCCGGGCCTGCCAGTCGGCCAGGTCCTCGAACAGCGCCGAGACCCGGGCCGTCATCTGCGCTAAGTCCTCGTCGGCGAGCATCCCGTCCCGAACGGCCGTCTCCAGCATCCCGAGCGCCGTCTCGGGCACGCTCCGCGTCTTGGCCGTGATCTCCCGGACGGCCTGACGGACGCCCGGCGTGGCCGCCTGGAACGTGAGGTCGGCCGAGAGCCGGGCGGCCCCCGACGCCCACCCCGACGCGAGCGCCCGGAGGATGGGCCCGCCCAACTCCTCGACGACCTCCTCGGCCCACGCGGAGAAGTTGAACACGGCGGAGGCGCTGACGGTCACGGGCTCGCCCTCCCGACGGGCGCCCCGGGCCGCTTCCCGGAGGTTCTGGACGGTCTCCTCGCCCATCCGGCGAAGGAGCGAGGCGGCGACGGCCTCGACGGTCCGTTCGGCCTCGCGCTTCTCGGCGTCGATGGCCCGCCACTCGGCGGCCAGCGTGTCGTCGTCCATGCGGTAGGTCCCGGCCGCGCGCATCCGGCCGATCATGCGGAGGACCGGCGAGACCGACCGGGCCGGCTCCTCCTCGGGCTCCTCCTCGGCCTCGTCGCCGTCTGCGGGCTCGACGCCCACCCCGACGGCGAGCGCGGCCGGGACCGGCTGCGGCGGGGCCGCCACGGTCTCCAGCGGCACCAGGAGCCCCGACACCAGCGGCACGTCGCCGGGCTCCCCGTACGTCTTGGCCCCGTCCTCCTCGCGGTACTCGTTGAGCGTCCGCCGGCCCGTCCGGAGGTACACCTCGTCCCGACGGAGCTCGAACTCGGGGTCGGCCGGCTCCACGTCGGGCGGGACCACGCAGAGCGTCGAGGTCGGCGTGACGCCGGGGGCCTCGTAGGCGACCCGGAGGTCCATCGTCAAGAGGTCGCAGTTCGCGTCGGCCTCGGGCTGGACGCACCACTTGGCGAAGGTCCGGGCGGCCTGGTTCGCGTTCGAGTACGTGGCCCCCTCGGACTTGAGCCCGAGGGGGACCCCGAAGATGTCGTAGAGCTCCTCGCGCGTGAACCGCCGGGTCTCCAGCATCTCCATGTCCTTCGGGTCGAGCCCGATGGGCAAGAGCTTCGCGCCCTTCCCGTAGACCGGGAGCGTCTTGTGCGTGTGCTGGTCGTAGACCTTCCGGTACTGCCCGAGCCCGAGCTCCCGGATGTCGTTCGGCTGCAACTCCTGATCGGTCGTGACCTGCAACTGCGGGGCCCCGCCGCGCTTGGCGATGTCCCGGGCGTAGATCGACTGCCAGAGGTTCGCGTCGGCCGTGTACGCCGCGATCTCCAGGAGGCTCGCCGACTCGTACGGGCTCACCGGGTGGGGGTGCCGGAGCCACACGACGTCGCGGGCCTCCCAGACCTCCTGACGGCCGTCGCTCCGGAGGAAGAGGTACGCCGCGATCTCGCCGGACGGCCCCCCGATCGGGGACACGTCGCCGAACACGGGGAACACGGGGTGGAGGTACAGGGGCACCCCGCGGCGGTCCCGCTCGACGCGGAAGAACGCCCCCCGGCCCAAGTCCTTCGCCTGCTGGGCCCAATGCCAGAGCGCGCGGGGGCTGTAGGTCGGGTGCGGGGTCCGGAGCAGGGTCGGCCACGGCTCGGTCGGCTGGACCGGCTCGAACTCGCCCGGCCGCGTCTCGCGGTGGACCTCGGCGGCCGTCATCGCCGCCGTCACGGCGTCGGCGCGGAGCCGGGCGAGCGTGGCGACCAGGCCCCGGTAGGCCGTCCGCTGCTGGGCGACCGTCGGGACGTCGGGGTCGGCCACGCCCCACGCCGCCCGCGAGTTGGCGACGCCGCCGAAGATGGCCGGGGCCGCGATGTCGGGGGCGGCCCGCTGACGGGGGGTCTGGACGAGGGACAGCATGGGGGGTCAGTCGGTGAAGGCGTGGGCCGCGATAGCGACGGCCGCGGCGAGGTACACGGCGAGGCTGAGGTAGGTCGCCCACCGGGGCGGCGCGTCGACGGTCTGGCCCGCCTGCCCGTAGACCCACACCGCGACGGGCTGGACGAGCGGGAACAGGGCGAGGTGCAAGACGAGCGCGATCATTAGCCGATCTGGATGGGGGTCGGGTTGCCCCAATGGGTGAAGGCGGCGTAGCGGAGCGCGTCGGCGACGTGGTTGTCCCGGTCGAGCGGCTCGTCGACCAGGCGCCCGTTCCGCTCGACGTTCCGGTACCGCTTGAGCTCGGCCCGGGCCGTGTCGCCCGCGGGGCCGCCGACGTAGATGTCGTGGCGCTTGAGCCAGTCGACGCCGGCCTTGATCGAGCCGGGGCCCTTCTTGACCGCCCGGACGGCGTACCCCGCCCGCTTGATCTCCTCGATGGGGTCGGACGCCGCCGAATCGGCCCACACCCGCTCGCCGTCGTGGATGTGGATCTCGGGGTACTCGTCGTCGTCGGCGAGCTTGGCGAGCACGTCGCCGTTCGTGTGGAGCGAGTCGTGGAACAGGGCCCACACGAACAGCTTGGCCCGGGGCATCCCGTCGGCCCGGGCGACCCGGACCATGGCCGTGGGGTCGTGGAACCCGAAGTCCCACCCGACGACCGTGTCGTTCCCGACGGCGGGCCACTCGGCGAGGGCGTGGACGTGGGGGAGGACCCGGTGGGCCGGGACGCCCCGCTCGCCCTTCCCGTACACCGTCCACTCGTACGGGTCCGTGTGCTCAAGCAGCCGGATCCCGCGGATCACCTCGTCCTCCAAGAACGGGTTGTCCTCGAACGTCGAGCGGATCGTGACGACCTCGGACGCGGGTTTGCCGTCGTACTGCGCGAAGATCCAATGGTCGTCCTCCATCGCCGGGTTGTAGTCGAGCACGATCCGGCGGCGCGTCCGCATCCGGAGCTGCTTGAAGATCCCGAAGCTGATCTCGTTGGCCTCGTTGAGCCAGAGGTAATCGCGGCGGCGGCCGTGGGCCTTCTGCTTGCCCTTCGTGCCCTCCAACGGGAGCATCTTGATCCGCCCCCCCGACGACAGGCGGTACTCCCCGGACGAGGCGTTGTGCTCGTAGTCCACGCCGGACTCGTTGAGGGCGATCTTGATGTCCTCCTCGGCCGAGTCGCGCAGGACCGGGCCGCTCATGCGGACCACATCGAGCACGCCGGGCGACTCGGTGAGGAGCCGGACCCAGGCGTGCGCGATGTTCCGGGTCTTGCCCGACGACGACCCCCCCTCGTGACGGATCAGGCGCGGGCCGTCCGGGTCGGACAGGAGCGCGTGGGTCCGCGTGGCGATGGGCGTGACGCCGATGAGTTGGGGGCGGCTATCCATCGCCCTCGGGGGGGCTGTCGCTGTGGACGACGACCCAGGTGGGGACGGTGGGGGCCTTCTGCGCGTTGTCGGCCTCGAACGCGCCGACGTGCTTCCCGAGCCACGCCCACGCCTGCACGCGGGTGGAGCCGGGGTTCTTGGCGCTCGTCGCCTCGTCGTATAGGCCGCGGACGACCTCGTCGAGCGTCACGCCCGTCCGCTCTGAGCGCTCGTCCTTGAGCTCCGTGAGCCGAGCGGCAACCTTAGCATCTTTTAACAAGCGGCTCGCAGCGGCGTCCGCTGCGGCCCCCCTCGCCTTGTACCCCGACCGCTCGTAGGCCCGCCCGGCCTTGCCCTCGGGATCGCTGAGGATCTCGTGGCAGAACCGTTCGTGTCGGTCGTTGGGGAGGGCGGCCATGGGCTCAGGCGGTGGGGTCGGGCTGGACCTCGAAGAACCCGTCGGCCCCCGCGCCCTCCTCGGTCGCCACGTTGTACGCCTCGCCGTGGACCCAATGGGTGTTGCCCACCGTGCAGCGCCACCGGAACACGACCTGGCCGACGCCCGGCCCGGCCGAGAGGTCGGAGGGGTCGACCGGGTAGCTTACGCGGGGGGACTCGGTCTTGACGCGGACCGTGACGTCGGCGAGGTCGACGGGGGCCGGGTCGCCCGCGGCGTCGACGAAGGACAGCGTGAGCGTGGGGACGTCGCCGACGTGGAGCACGTCGGGGGCGGCCGGGTCGCGGAGGAGGTCGGTCACAGCGTGATCACGCCCTCGGCGGGGTCGTTGAGCGTGTCGTTCGTGCCGTCGCTCGTGAGCACGACGGCGTCGTCGTGGTAGAGCAGGCGGCTCGTGGACTCGACGCCCGTGTCGTAGTAGAGGTAGGCCTGGCTCGAGACCCGACCGTTGTTCGTGTCGGTGAGGACGATGTCGGGGGGCAGCGAGAGCGTCGCGCCGGAGACGGCGCCCGTGAAGGCCACGGACGTCATGACGCGGTTCGCGGCGAGCACGTCGTCGAGGAAGTCCTGGGTCGTCCCGTCGTGGGTGTGCGAGCCGGTCACGAGCACGACGCGGAGCGCGTTGGCCGTCGTGAGGTCGGGGCCGGCGCCGGTGAGCAGCGCCGTCTTGTAGGTCTGGAGGATCGAGGCGGCCATGGGTCTAGAGGCGGAGGGTGAACGAGGCGGAGCGGGAGACGGTCAGGGCGAAGGCGGCCGACCGGTCGAGGGCGAGCGCGAAGGCGCCGTCGGCGACGGGGAGCACGGCCCCGTCGCGGAGGACGAGCGGGCGGGCGACCGACGTGGACGGGGCGGCCGAGAGCGTCCGGGTCGCGGCCTGCGCCGCGGTCACGAGCGGGCGGGCCACCGTGCCCGGGCCCACGCGGGCGAGCGTGACGGCCGAGCCGGTCGGGGTCACGACCAAAGGGCGGGCGAGCGCCGTGGGGGCGGCGGCCGAGAGCGTGGCCGTGGACGGCGTCGGCGTCGCCGTGAGCGGGCGGGCGACGGAGCCCGAGGGGACCGGGGCGAGGGTGACCCGGTCGGACCCGTCGCCGGGCGTGAGCACGAGGGGCCGGGCGACGGCCGTGGGCTCGGCGCGCGAGAGGGTCCGCGTGGAGGCCGCGCCGGTCACGGCGAGCGGGCGGGCCGTCGTCGTGGTGGGGGCCGCCGAGAGCGTCCGGGTGGACGGGGCGGAGGAGGTGACGAGGGGCCGGGCGACCGTGCCGGAGGGGACGACCGAGAGCGTGACCGACGCGGGGGCCCCGCCGACGACGAGGGGGCGGGCGACGGCCGTGCTGGTGGCGCGGGTGAGCGTGCGGGTCGACGCCTGCGCCGTGGTCACGAGGGGGCGCGCGACGGCGGTGGGCGTGGCCTGACCGAGCGTGACGGCCCCGCCCGACGACGGGGCGGGCAGGTAGGCCGGGCGGAGCCCGCGGGGCTCGAGGAGCGCCCCGGCGTGGGCCTCGACCTGCTCCCGCTCGGAGGCCGTCATCGAGGCGTCGCCGGCCCAGAAGTAGATGGCGCCGTGGGTCAGCTCGAATCCGTTCCGGCCGATCTCGGCCTCCGTGATCCCGCTGAGGTCGAGGTCGCGGACCTCCGACCACACGGGCGAGCCGGTCACGAGGGCGTCGAAGGCGTCCCCTCGTGTCGGGCCGAACTGCACGCCGCCCGCGTGGGCCGAGGCCGCGACGCCGACGTTCTCGAACATCCCGTTGCCCGTCGCCTCGCGGATGATGAGGAAGTAAGAGGGGTGCCGGCGGCCGAGGTACGCCGAGCCCGTGGCCGTCGCCGGGTCGGCCGTGACGAGCTGGAACAGCCCGGCCCGCGTGGGCCCGGCCGTCCCGAGCGGGATGGTGAGGTAGTTGGACGAGCCGTTGATGACGTACTGGTCGCCGACGACGGGGACCGACCCCGAGACGACGAGGTCGGGGCCGTTCCCGGACTGCTCGGCGTAGGGGCTGGCGGCGCCGGGGTCGTACCACCAGACGTTCGGGGGCAGGGGCGGGAGCGGCATGGGTTCGGTCGAGGCGGTGTCGGGCGGGGCGGGCGACGGGGGCGCGGGCTCGGTCGGCGGCGCGGCGTCGGGCGGGCCTTCGGTGGGGGGCGGGCCGGTCGCGGGCGGCGTGACGCACCGGGCGATGGGGGCGAACACGGTGCCCTCGGTGTCGTAGCAGACCGAGCCGCCGCGGGCCGTCCGGATCGGGCGGTACCGGGGGGCTATGCCGTTCTGTCGGTCCTTGGTGTCCGCCTGCACGAGGAGGTCCCACGCGCTGTAGCGGTCGGCCCACGCGACGGAGTCGTCGTAGGCGGCCTGCCGGGCGAAGAACTCGGCCGAGCGGTAGAGCGCGGCGGCCGTCTCGCGGTCCCGCTGGGCGGTCGTGCTGTCGCTCACGAACGCGCGCTGGGCCGTGGCCGGGAGGGCCACGAGGAGCAGGGCGAGGGCGAGGAGGGCGTGGCGCATCGGTTTAGGCGGTGGCGCGGTCCGGCAGCGGGCGGTCCCGCGACGGGCGGAACGGCTGGGCGATCCGGTTGACGGTCGTGCGGGCGACGCCGTAGCGGGCACCGACGGCGCGCGGGTCCTCGCCCCGGTCGACGGCCAACACGAGCGCTCTGTCCCGGGGCGAGAGGGCGGCGAGCTCGGGCTCGGTGTAGACGAGCCGGCCGGGGTTCAGGGCGCGGAGCCGGGCCCGGTGTCGGCGGGCGACGGCCCGCGTGGCGCTCCGGGACCGGCGGCGGAGCCGGGCGGCGACCGCGCTGGAACCCGTCTCGCGGAGGAGCCGGGCGGCGTCGAGGGCGGCCGGGAGCCCGGGCGTCTGGGGCTCGCCCCGCTCGCGCTGGTGGCGGAGCGTCGCGGAGAGGTGGAGGGGGCGGAGGAGCCCGAGCCCCCCCAGGACCCGGTGGGCCGCCGTGCGCCCGATGCCGAGCTGGTTGGCGACGGCCTTGACGCCGGGGTAGGGCTCGGCGCAGTACCGGTCGACCAAGGCGCGGACGGACCCGAGCGGGAGCCGGCTCGACGCCTCGGCCCCCGTCGCCGGGCACCGGTAGCGGACGGCGCCGCCGCGGCCGGGCGGGCCTACCGCCTCGATCCGAGGGGGCGCGGGGGACACAGGGGGGCGCGTGGGCATCCTAGAGCACCGTCCGGACGAGCGTGGCGATCCGCGCGGTCAGCGCGTCGAGCGCGGCGATCAGAGCCGGCCGGAGGAAGGGCCGGAGGGCCCGGGCCCACACGGGGAGGTAGCCGAGCACAAAGTCGGCGGCCTCCTCGGCCATGTGGTCGACCTTGGAGGCCACGTCCTCGACGGCGACCGCGGGGACGGTCCGGGCGTCGGAGACGACGGCGTCGATCTCGTCGGCGCTCACGGGCCCGGTCGGGTCGGCCGAGTGCGAGTCGCCGAGCGGCCGGGCGGGGCGGGGCGGGATGCGCCGGATGGGGTCGGTACTCATGGGCTTGTTGAGGAGGCGGGCGGCGGCGGGGGTGAGGTCGGCCACGTCAGCGGAGGATGGACATGAGGTCGCTGTAGACCCCGGCGAGCACGGTGGACACGGCCTCGTTCCGGAGCCGCGTCGCGTGGTCGCCGTCGGAGGCGGCCCGGGCCGCGGCGAGCGAGGCCTCGAAGGCCTGCGCCTTGAGCTTCTGCGTGAGGGCCATGACCTTCTGCACGGCGTGCTCGTTGATCTCGGCGTCGGTCTTGTCGCGCATGGTCAGAGCGGGAGCGTGGCGGAGTCGGGGGCCCCGCAGGTGGCGAGGAACACGACGATCCCGACGATGGCCCCGACCACCAGGAGGAACCCGACGATCGTGGCGACCGTGAGCCAGAAGGCCTCAAGGGGCTTGACGGGCGGGATGCCGCTGTAGCGTCTGCTGTTACCGTCCATGGGTCTTTTGCCGTGTTTTCTGTTACTCAGGGCCGTTTTCGGGGTCGGCCACCGGGGGCGGCTCGGCCATCTCCTCCAGCGTCGTCGCCGTCTCCTGCGTGGCCTCCTGCGTCCGCTCCTGCGCCGTCAGCATCTTCTCTGCGATGTCGAGCATCCGGTCCGAGCACGAGTTGAGGAGGACCCCGCTCCCCAACACGAGGAGGATCACGAGCGTGAACCGGAACCCCGGCCGGCCGGTCAGCCGCTCCAGGAAGCCGAGGACCTTGTCGAGGGGGCTAGCGGAGTCCATGCGGGCTTGGAGGGCGGCCACGTCGGGGACGAGCCGGTTGCGGGTGAGGTCGTCGAGCTTCTCGAGCGTCTCTTTGTCGGCGTGCTTCTTGAGGTCCTCCACGACGATCCCGAGCGTCTGCCCCTGGAGGGCCGTCACACGCTCGTTCTCACGGAGGTCCCGGGCGAGTTCGTCAAGGGTCACTGGGGCACGGGACGGTGGTGGGGACGGCGTCCGGTGTCTGTCGGGAGGAGTCGAACAGGGCGATGGCGTCGGTGGAGGCGAACCGCATGAGCTCGTCGACGCGGCGCTCGGCCACCTCGGCCCGGCGGTCCGACTCGCGGCACCGCTCGACGTAGTCGGTCACGTCCCACGACTCGCAGTAGACCGTCCCGTCGGAGCGGGGGACGAGCGCGACGCGCGAGACGTGGGCGGCCCCGTCCGGGCCCACGAACGAGGTCTCGAAGGTGGCCGGGGCCCGGTCCTCGACGGCGGCCCGGTAGTGCTCGGCCTCGGGGCTCCCGGCCGGGGCCCACGTCGAGATGGGGTGGCCGACGGCCCACCCGGTGGCGATCCCGGTCTCGGCCTCGTGGACGCACGAGTCGAGGACGGTCCCGTCCCGGCTCACGACCCACCGGGCCTCGCCGGGCAAGAGCGGCTGGGAGTCGAGCGACGGGGGGCGGGCCTCACGGCGGCGGGCGACGTAGAGGGCGACGACGACGACGATGACGAGGGCGAACGTGACGACCTGGATCCAACTGGTGGCGGCCGGGAGGGCCAGGACCAGGACGAGCGCGATCACGGGGTGGGGCGCGGCCGTCATCGGGGGAGGGGGGCGCGGACGAGGAAGCCCGTCGGGTCGATCAGGTCGCGCCGGCGGTAGAAGTAGGCCCCGTTCGTGTGCCGCGCGCTCGTGCCCTTCGCCCGCGTGAGCGCCCCGGT